GCCTACGGTAGTTAGGACGTCATCTACTCGAGTTGATACGGTTTCTTCGCTCCAGCCGCTGGCACCGACTTCGGTAAATCCAACCCGCGACAGTTCACCGATTGAGGTTATGGTGGACACGGCTACGGGTGGAGAACTAGATAAATGGGTAAGATTTACGTCTGTCACTTGCCCTGTAAATCTATGGAAGCCGTAGGCTTTTATTTCTACCGTGTCCGAGATCTCGACCTGGACACCGACCGGGCCCCTAATAATTATTTGACTATTAGAGGGCTGCGGAGAAGCCGTAATATCGCTCCTGCCGTGTTGGATCTGCACTTCATACTCGACCGTAGAAAGGTCTAGCGGGGTACCGTTTAGGCTAATTTCGCTTATCACCGATTCACCGGACTTACAGGGGCACCGTTACGTGCGTCAGCGGATCTGACTAGGTTTTGTAATGCACTAGCTATAGCGGCGTTCGTAAGACTTACTTGGTTCGCTTCCGCCGTTGCCCGTACTTCTACTCTTGCCGCTGTCCCAGCGGCTTCAACCTCCCGCAACGCTGACGCCACATCTGCGAGTAATTGTGCTTTAAATGATTGCCCTAACGGTTTCGCTATTTTTTTACCGATTTTGGCTAGCCGGTTTACTTCTTTAGCCATTTGCTCACTAATCGAGTCGACCATAGTTAACGCCGATTCCTGCCCAGCGATCAAAAACTCGGGAACTAAACCCATGGCTAACGTTCTAGTGGTTTCCTGAACTGCTAAAAACTTATCGTTTAAGGTCGGCACGAGGCCTTCATCTAACATTTGCTGACCTAATGCGCCTCCAACTTCTGGGCCAAGTCCTGCTATTTGCTCGATTAGTCGACTGTCAGCGCCCTGGGCTTTAATGGCGTTTAGGACATTACCGAACCATGTGGCTTGGGCTATTTGTTTGTTAAATCCTTCAAGGAGGCTTTCGCCTGTTTTTTCGCCTTCATCATTGAATTGGCCTTTATAGACTGAGCCTAAATCTATTCCGGCTAATAGATTGGCTTGCATACTGCTAGTAAAACTATCAATAGCGTCTGTGGCCTTCTGTAGTTCGGCTGTGTAAAACGCTAATTTGGTGCGATTATCGGCTAGGTTTGCGCTTTTAGTTTCGTGTAAATCTGCTAGTTCTTTTTCCCGTTTTGTAAGTTTTTCGACTGCGCTAGCGGTTCCGCTAGTTGCTTGGGTCGCTTCGGTCTGGACGCCTGTGTACTCGTACGTAAATGTATTTACTTGCTTCTGCCGGGCCGCCAGGTCTTGGTAGTCTTTATTAGCGTCTTTAAGTATGCCATTGCCAACCTGATTAGCATTTAAATAGTCGATATATTGCTGTGTAGTCATGCGTACGGCCCCGGTTAGGGCGTTCCATTGCGGGACGGCTTTACGAGCTTCTACCGCTGTGTATCCGATTGCTTCGGCTGACGCTTCGGCTCCTTCGGCGGCGTCATTAAACTGGTCACCGAGTAAGGCCGCAACAATACCTAGGGGGTTCAGAAATGAGCCTGTACGGACTGCTCCATTACTAGCACCTTGTAGGCCTTTAATAAACCCTAGAACATCTCCGTATGCGTCAACGAAAAATCCTCCAGCTTTGAGTGCTGAGGCTCCGACTACGGCTGTGGCTTGTCCAACATTTTCGGCTTCGTCTTCTAATTCTTGCATGGCTTTCACCATGTCTTGAGTACCGTTAGTTGCCGATTTAACACCGGTAAGCAGGCCTTTACCGAACGCTTCGCCCAAGTTGTCTACGGCTTGGTTAAGTACCTTCATTCTGCCGCTTAGGGTGTCGGCTGATTCGGCGGCCTGTCCCCTAAAAGTATTTGACAGACTTTCGGTAATTGCTTGCATATTGCCGGATCGAAGTATGGAAGCGTCTATACCTGCACCCAGACGGCTTAGCCCTGCCGTGTTGCCGTCATAAGCCCGGCCTAATGCTTGGACAACGGCGTCAAGGCTTTTACCTGACCCTGCCGATATGTCCATAGCAAGGCTAAGCATTTGTTCAGCTTTAGCCGTGTCACCGATCGAACGGACTAACCGATCATAGGCTGGGCGTAAATCGTCATCAGCGACCCCAGTAGATCGCTCCAGAACAGAAATATAATCCTCGACCCGCTGCGTATCATGCGCTAGCCCTACGTTTTCCATAGTTAGCGCAAGTTTGCGCATGGCTTCCTCGTCAGCTAATGCCGACTGAACTCCGTCTACGGCCATTTTTGTTGCTAGTCCAGCGATCGCTATACCTGCACCGATAGCAGCAGGGCCAAGCATATTAGACATAGTGGAGGCAAAACCTTTTAGCCCTGTTTGAGCTTGCGTCATGCCTTGATTAAACTTTTTGAGATCCGCCGCTATAAAAATTGTTAAAGTTTTGCCGCCAATTATTGCCATTACATTACCTGCCATTTAACTATTAGGCGGTCTACTGCTTTTGCCCATTCTTCTAACGCTGCTGGTTGATATGACCGGGTTTTGCTAATCCAGTTTGTGCGCTCAAATGGGGCGAACGATTTGCCGCGCCGTCCCGAATTGGAAGGGCTGCGAACCATGTTGGGAGTAGCTCCGCCTTTCATTGTTTTTTTCTGATTACCGATCATAATTTTGGGTACTCTGTCAGCGCCTGCCCGTACACTATCGGCTATATCTTCTCCCCAGGGCCCTGCATATTGGAGTGCAGCATTTTTCCACGCTGGCACCATGTGCTGCTCGGCTATAGTTTTAGAAGATTGCCTTAGTTCTTTTTGGGCTTCTTTTCCTAAGCCTCGCAAGTCTCGTAGAAGCTCGTTTAAGCCAACAATCCCGGAGTCATATATTTTAGCCATTTGCTAATTCCTCCTCAATTGTTGCTAATAGTTGCGGGTCGTACTGTAAAACTTCGTTAAATGGTCGGCTTATTCTTAAGGCTATTCGGACGATATGCCGGAAGTATCCGCCGTCCGGGTAGCTTTTGGGACTTCCGCCTCGACGAACACGTTATGTTCGTCTACCCATTTCTCGATCGCTCCATAGGTTACTGCTTTGCGGCCTTCAATTTTCGCGTAGGCAAGTATCGACATTAGCGCGAATACGTTATCGGCTTTGCTGTCATTGCTAACTATTTGGGACATATATACGCGGTCGTTTTGGTTAACGTCAAAGATCTGGGCTTCTCCGTTATCGACTACTACGGTGATCCTGTTGTACATGGCTTACCTCTCCCGAGTGTTGTATGGGTTTACGAGAACGCGACTGTGCCCGTGAATGTGACTGAGCAGGTCGCGATACCGTCAGCTGCTAGGGTCATCTCTGCCGATTCAATCGACATGCCGTTACCGGCCCAATGACCGGCGGCGGAACGGACGTCTACGGCTACGGTTTGAGCGCCTGCAATTGCGACCTGTAGCGCGTCATATAGCCCCGTGTTTTCGTCATACAAGAACTCTAGGGCGATCGTGCTATTGAGATCTGTCTGGTCGAACGCGACACTAGATAGCGTCTTAGTCCGAACAATAGTTGGCGTGGTCGTGACTGTGCCCGAGGTTACTTGATCCTCATAACCTATAGAGGCGATATCTACGGTGAACGCTGCTCCTGCAACGGATACTGCTGGCATGGCTAACTCTCCTTCATTTGTATAGAGACGTTTATCTCTGTGGTTATTACTGTGCCCTGTGCCCCTATGTCGTTTAGTTGCGGGCTATTTACTGCCGTTACAAGAAACTCGGTAGGGATCAGGCCTAGCACTGTGTCTACTGCGTTCTCTGTGTCCAGAGTCTCGGCGGCGTTTTGCCGTTTTTTAATAACGATCAGGATACGCCACCGGGCTTCATAGTTCAGGTTAGATCCGATCCGCCCTGGCACTAGCCAGGGAGAGTCGGGTACGACCACGATAGCGGGAGGGGTAGGAATGTTCGGTACTGTGTCGTATACCCGATAGCCGCTGGAAGTGAACGCGGTTATGAGTAGTTCTCTAGCCTCCGTACTGAGTGCAGTCACCCGACCATACCCCCGACTTTCAAGTATGGGCCTAGTAGTGCCATTACTCGGCGGGTTATCCATACCGACATGCGGGGCCCTGGGGTGAAGTCGATTGCTACGGCTTCACCTCCAGCCGCTGTCCTAGCTTGAAAGATTTCACTACCGACAGATAGTGCAGCTTCTTTGCATAGTGGCGGTTCGGCTGTGACTGCGGCTGTGGTGATTAGGTAACCGATCAAGTCGGAAGCAGCTTCGGCTACTTGATCCAATACCGGCTCAATATCTCCGTCATATTCGATCTGTAATGCGTCCGCTAATTCCTGGCCTGTAAGTAGTGCCATGACTTGACCGGTTACCTATCTAGTAGTGGGTTGGTTTAGTTTTCTGCAAGACGGACAACACCGGCTGGCAAGTACACCGCTGTAGCGCCGTAGCCGTAAATCGCAACGTCCCGACCGAGTTTGGACACGTTTTCGGCTGTTGCCAGACGTGGCCCGTCTTCGACCCAGCGTGCAGCTTCACCGTTGAGCACGATTGCGTGACGGTCGGCGTCTGTGTCAAGCCACTTGGCACGCACGACCCGGAGGCCTGACACGTTGACGTCTAGGGTGCTTGCGGTTGCAACACCGGACACGTTTTGCACACTGTAGGGGGCTGGGAAGAAGGTAGTAAACCCTCCGATTTTGCTAAACAATGCACTAGACACAAGCACGACCGTGGCAGGTGCTCCGGTTGCGTCTTCGACCTCCATAGAAGCTGTAAAAACGCGCTCGCGGAATACTGCGCCAGTTGTGTCTGCTGACAGGTCGTAAATGTTTGTATTGTTTGATCCTGTCCAAAGATCGTTAGTAAATTTACGATCCGTAACGGTGGAGTATGACGCGGCCATAATCCGATTATGTGCGTCAAGGTACGAGGGGCTGGAGCGCTGGAGAAGCTGGTAGGAAATATCCGAACCAGCGGCGTAGGTTCCCAAAGTGGCGTCACCCTTCTCCAAATTAATTTCTACGCTGTTTACCTCGTCCTTTTCATTTACCTGTGATTCTACAATCAGGGTTAAATCCCCCGAAAAATAAGGCCAGTTAATTTCCATACCGAAGGTTCCGGCTGATTGTGGGCCACCGACTGAGGTGATCGCGGGTCGACCGAGGTCAATTATTCCGCGGACTTGTAATAGCCAAATAGGCGGATTTACGCCCGGGCTATTAGCCAGGGTCTGGTCTGCTAGTGCTCGGGTGTCTACGTCACCGGCTAGTACGGCCTGTGAGTATTCGCCGAATGATCGGTACGCGGCTAGCGGGTGTACTGGTTCGGTAACAAATGCTTTTGCTTCGATTTCTTTCACGGTTTCGCGGAGTTGTGCAACCGCTTCGCGTGCTTCTTGATCAACCGAGATCTGCTCGGTCGAGTCCATGATCTCGGACATATTTTGATCTCCTTCTTCTTCTCGAATACTGCTTACTCCAGCGGTGGCGTAAGCAGGGTAAGGGGTTAGGGATACTTCTAAAAGGTTTGCGGCTGTGTGAGTTATTACATCTCTGGCTTTACTCATAGCTGAGCGTGCGCTAATAAATCCCACCGATAAGCCTTTAATCGAGTCTGTTCTAGCTAATACTGCGGCGTCCCGGCCTTGCGCTGTGTTGACGATGTCGAAGTCAATGTATAGCCCGTCCTCGCGTGATTCCGCTCCCGTAATACGGCCTATGGGTTCGCCGTGACGATATGCCAATGGTTTACCGATTACGTCTTGTACGTTAAATGCTCCTGGGGCGAATGACTCCCGTACGCCACCTATTTGGGTTTCGGTTCCGTAAGGTACTGCCATGCCGTGGCCTGTGCCCACGATATCGCCGTTAGCGGAGTCCTCTCGGATCTCAAACAGTACGGTCGATTCTGTGTGAATATTTTTCATCTCATATTCTCCAATAGTAGGGAGTTAACTCCTAGGCCGGGTAGGTCGAGTATTTGACGGGCTTCGTCTGCCGTAATTAAATCGAGTGGGCGTAGTTTCGCTACAAGTTCGGCTAGTTCGGCAGGGTTGCCTCGTAAGAATGAAGTCGTGTCGAACTTTATTTCGTGGCCTCTGGGGGTGATATCTCCCATACTTAGCCGCTGTTCGATTAGAGACATAACGGGCCGTAGTGCCGTGTCGAGTAGGTTCCGATACAGGTCTACCCGGTTAGCGTAAGTCAAGCTGCTACCTGGTACACCGGCGCCACACCACACCGGGTCGAGGTTTGCCAAACGTGCGATCGCCAGGGCTGCCGCCGATTTTCCCTCCACCAATTGCACATCACGGGCACTAAATCCCATTGTTTGGGCTTCGATCGAATTGTTAAGGTACGCGGTCCCTCTGTTGGTTCTGGCTTCTTCCCAAGCTTCCAGAAGTGCGTCTACCTGTTCGGCGGGTAGATCGGCTCCAGTATTTTTCAGCGCCACCGTAGGGATCGGGCTTTCCGAATACATGAGGGTAGCGGCTTCAAGGCTTGCCGCTGTGCTTATTGCCGTGGCCCCGTTGCGTAGCCAACCGCCGTTACCGTCACCATAGAACTTGATAACGTCACGGGTCGGGACTCGTTGTGCCAGGTAATAGAACGGGTCGCTAGGTGCGTAGGCGTTAGGGTCTACTCCCGAGTTCGCGGGTGATTCGTCTAAGACATCTTCGACTCTCATTATTTGCACACTTGAGGGGTAGCCGTCCCAAGTGCGGTCGGTAACTAGCCAATAGGCCCTGTCATACATTAGGAGATCCGCTACTAGGCGATCAATAACCGCGGAGTATGGCAACACCGAGCAAGGACAGGTCAGGAACTGCCTAGGCTCGATCGGGGTTCCATAAATGTATTCTCGTAACGGGAACGCGCTAATAGTGTGGCTGTATGTTTTGAGGGCTTTAACGAAGGCTGGTACTTGCATAGCGCTATTCCGGGTGCTACTGAATTGTAGTTTATTGTTTAGTAGGGCTAGCAGGTTTGCGCCGCTTTCCCTCACGTGCGCGACCGGGTCGGCTACCATAGCGCCAGACTGGAAGGGTTCAGCGATAGCACGTTGGTCGCGCACGAGGGACAACGCTCGGGAGAGCACCATAGCGGGATAGTATCCCACTATCACACTTGCACCTAATTCTAAAGTATTTGCATGCTTTAAGCGTGTCGGCGTTTTCGTGTGTAGATCATTGCCACGGGTGCCGGGGCTTTCGTTGCCTGGGCTACTGCGAACATAAGTGCCCTAGCTGCGTAGATTCCTTTAACTCCCATTGGGGCGGTCATTACCCAGCCGCCTTGCCGTTTCGATATTTGGGTATTACTGAAATGTTCGCGCAGGATTTGGCTACCGTCATGGCGGAACTTGTGCCGTTTAATAATGTCCTGGAGTATTTGGGTAGCGGTTACGGCTTCCCGCTGTCCCACTAGGCCGTCTATTCTTTGCTTCATACGGTCGGCATAACCTGGGGTTACTTGGACATAGATCGCCGGGTGGGCTTTACGGATCTCCGCTATTTTCTCGTCTACTTCTTTAATCGTCCGGTGGGTAGTTGCCCTGCACACTACTAGCCCGTCCTCTGTTTCTGCCGCGATCGCCACGGCGTGACCCATACCATCGAAGTCCGATTCGACCGCTATTGACCATACGGCGGACTCTGGAAGTCTCAAGTCAGGGTCGAGGGTTGCTACCCAGTCGGAGTCCTTTAGCCAATGATCCGACTTGTAAACCCATTGGTTTAAGTATTCTCTACGCCAGGCGCTTTCCTCAATTGCTGTCCATTGCTGCCGAAGGAAGGCTTCCCGTTTGGGTGTCCACTCGGGACTACCCCAGCGCCAGGTCTCTACGGCGTCCGGGTCGGCTTCCCCTGGTGCACTCCACTCCAGCAGCAGGATAGATCCGGGATCGTCAGACTCCAGCCGGTCGAGAGCTCTCTGCCGATATGCTTGCATAAGATCCGAAGTCGAGTCCCCAGCTGTAGACACTAGCCACAGTTGAGGGTTATTTCTTTCCGCCATAGTTGGGGCTAGGGCGTCATCTACTACCTCGCGTTTAACTTTCCACGCTTCATCTACGAACACCATAGAACAGGAATACCCTACGCCTGCCGAATCGTTAGCCGCATGAATAAGCCAACGATCACCCGAAGGTAATTCGATTCCGGCTTTTTCGTTACCCCATTTGACTGCCGATTTCCCGTACTTATCCTGTGCCCAAAGTCCAGCCGGTCGCAATACTTCCATAGCCGTGGATCTACGGTTAGCCACATGCAAAATAGTTTGAGGCTCCCCGAACAATTCGGGCCTGTGCATACGCCATAAACACACGGCCCTCGATAGCCACGACTTTCCGCTCTGTCTCCCTACCGTAATAATCACCGTAGACCACACAAGCTGTTTATCCTGGTCATACTCAAGCGCCCGATCTAGCGCGTACCGTTGCCAACCCCGCAACTCCATACCGTAAGCCTTGCTAAGCCACTCTGCGGCGTTCTCTCCCCAAGACCCCAGCATCACGCTAGGCGGCCTAGTTTCCAATCTGGGCATAACCCACCCATCTAGGTGCGTTCTAGGTTCTATTTGGCTAAAATTGGCGATTCCTGCCCCCTTGGGGGGAGAGGGAAGAGGGGCGGCGGGAGTGGATCGAGACGTCTTTAAGAAATGAGTTTGCTTCGGTTTTATCTGTGAATTGTTTTTTCTTGCGCGTTCTGCTCCAAGTTTGCCGCCGTGTGATCGGTTGCAACTGAGGTGGGCGATTCCTGCTCCGTCTAGTCCGGGGGTTAAGTCTCCTGTTTCTGCTAGTGGTGGTTCGTGGTCGGCGGTGGGGCCCATTGGGTGGGCTCCTGATAGTTTCATGTCGACTTCGTATCCGCACCGAATACAGACTGGTTCGCATTTGGCTAGGACTAGCTTGCGCCAGTTCTTATACGCTTGGCTATCCCTCCCTCCCCTGGTGGTGGTCACCGTTTCACACTTGCGAGTATGCGCTGGTAGGCCTCGGGTGGGTAGCCCTTGCCCCTGGCCTGTTGGGCCCGGTGTAGGCGTTCATCTAGTGAAGCTCGACAGTATGGGCAGGGTTGGGTTGTGGTGCCTGTTGTGTTGTCTATCCAGCCTTTATAGCAGTAATCGTGTGTGCAAGTACAGAGCGGTATTGCGCAGTGTGTGTCGTATTTGCTTTGCATTGTCTCTCCCTTGGTTTGGGTCGGCCG